AAGTGCCCGCCCGGCACGATCCATCTGCCGACATGGGCGGATGGGGAATGGCTCAAGCAGCTCACGGCAGAGCAGCTGGTCACGGTGAAGACGAGGCGCGGCTTCACGCGGCTCGAATGGCAGAAGCTGCGCGAGCGCAACGAGGCGCTGGACACACGGGTCTACGCCCGTGCGGCCGCGTGGATCCTCGGGGCGGATCGCTGGCCGGAGGCACGCTGGGCCGATCTGGAGGCCCAGCTCGAGGTGGCGAAGCAGGACGGGTCCGAGGCCGGTCCGGCACACCGGTCCGGCACAGGCGCCGTCCGGCCCGGCACGACCGATGCCGCGCCGGCGCACGGTGCGCTCGAACGCCATGCGGTGATCCATGGCCACGGCCGCCGAACGCCGCGCCCGCCGCGACGCGCTGACCGCGCAGCGGTCCTCGGGCGCGGCCCGGGTCAGCCATGACGGAAAGACCGTGGATTGTCGCAGCCTGGCCGAGATCGACCGCGCCATCGAGGCGCTGGATCGCGAGATCGCCGCGGCCGAGGGGCGACGGATCGTGCGGCAGGTGCGCGTGACGACGGCGAAGGGGCTCTGATCCCATGGGCCTTTTCGACCGTTTCCGCCGTCGGGGTCCTGGCGGCCCTTCTGCCATGCACGCCCGTCTGGAAGGCGCCATGGCGAAGCGCCGGCTGCGCGGCTGGAACCCGCCGCTCGAAAACATCAACGCGCTGGTCGCCTCCGGCGGCCCGCGGCTGCTCGCACGATCCCGCGAGCTCGTGGTGACCAACGGCTATGCCGCCAATGCCTGCGAGGCCTTTGCGGCGAACCTCGTCGGCGACGGGATCAAGCCCTCGTCGCTCATTGCCGATCCCGCGCTGCGCGACCGGGTGCAGCGGCTCTGGCTCGCCTGGACGGACGAGGCCGATGCGGACGGGCTGACCGACTTCTACGGGCTGCAGGCCATGGTCGCGCGCGAGATGTTCGTCGCGGGCGAGTGCTTCGTCCGGCTGCGGCCCCGACGCGCCGAGGACGGGCTCATGGTGCCCATGCAGTTGCAGCTCCTGCAATCGGAGATGCTGCCCTTCGAGAAGACCGGGACGGCGGAAAACGGCAACCGCATCCGCTGCGGGATCGAGTGCGACGCCACGGGTAAGCGGGTGGCCTGTCACTTCCGCCGACGCCATCCGGGCGACAGCACGGACCAGCGGGCGGCGGTGCCGGACACGGTCCGCGTACCGGCCGGGGACGTGCTGCACATCTACCGCCCCATCGATGCGGGCCAGATCCGGGGCCTGCCGCATGTGGCACCGGCGATGGTGCGGCTGTTCCTGCTCGACCAGTACGACGATGCCGAGCATCACGGAAAGAAGACCGCGGCGATGTTCGCGGGCTTCATCACCAAGACCGCGCCCGAGGAACCCATGATGGGCGAAGGGGCCGCCGACCCCGAGGGTGCGGCCATCGCGAGCCTCGAGCCCGGGACGATGCAGGTGCTCTTGCCGGGAGAGGACGTGAAGTTCTCGAGCCCCGCGGATGTCGGCGGCGGCTACGAGGCGTTCCAGTATCGCACGCTGCTCTCGGTCGCGGCCTCGCTGGGTCTGCCCTGTCACCTCGTCACCGGCGATGTGCGGCAGGCGAACTACTCGAGCCTGAGGGCCGAACTCGTGGAATTCCGTCGCCGCATCGGCCAGCTGCAGCATGGCGTGATCGTGCACCAGCTCTGCCGCCCGGTCTGGGCGCGCTGGATGGAGAGAGAGTTATTTCAGAAGGCTTTCGAGTAGTTCCTTCAGGTCGTCGGCGACCCAGGCATCAAGCCCTTCGGGCAGCTTGTCGCCAAAGGACGGCGCGGAAGGATTCTTGGCATCCTGCGCAGCTGCGCGGATTTTTGACACCAGTGTCTTGCCGAGTATGGAATACTGGTGTCCCGCCTTGCAATATTCGTTGACAACGGATTCGTCATCGAAAGCGGCAAGGTCCCCCTTTTCCTTGATTTTATTGAGCGGCGGCTTGTTTCTCAAATCTTCGCGTTTCCTGTTTCGGCACTTCCGGTCGTCATCGTTTTTCTGCGAATCCTCAACCGCATTGTTCAGCCATGTCTGGGCAGTTTGTGTGTCGATATCGAAATGTTTCGCAATGACCTTTGTATCGCACCAATAAGCCTCGATGTCGGCCCAGCGGGTCAACCAGACGCGAATGTCCTTTTCGTTGTAATCTTTGCAGAAGACGTCTGCCTCTGTTGGCATCATGAAGTCCCGGTCGCGGTGCACCACGATCTTCATTGAACCACCAAGCAGCGCTTGCAGCGATGCGCAGCCAGACGCGTCAAGCAACTTTCCCGAACCGTGCAAAGGCCAAAGCGCGACAGACCGCTCGATCTCGGGCCACTGCGAAAGGATCGCACGAAGCAGGTGCGTCTTCGAGTCTTCGGTCAGCAAAAGGATGCGCTTGTCGAGCAGCCCCCAGCCCATCATCTGGCGCCCGGCCGTGTCGCCGTCGGGCTGCACTTTGCCGTCGCGCATCCAGACCACACGCGCTTCGGGTGGCAGCGCCCGGATGACAGAGGGGCTGTGCGTGGTCAGGATCACTTGCGTGTCGAATTTCCGCGCGGCCTCTGCCAGCGTGGCGATCAGACGTTCCTGTGTCGACGGGTGCAGATGGGCATCCGGCTCATCCACGAGAAGAAGCGCGGGGCGAAAGTATACAAGATAGGCGAAGATCTGGATGACCTGCAGGAAGCCGATTCCAGCAAGCTCCAGCGGTTTGAAACGCTTCGAATCCGCCCGACGCATCGCTTCGGTCTGGAACTCGGCGATGATTGTCGCGTGCCGTGAATCGTCGAAATCGACGCGCAGAGTCAGCGGGCCCATGACCTGCGACACGTAACCCTGAACCAGATCAAGTTGATTTTGCGCGGCATCCGCATCCTTCAGGTTGAGCAGCACGTTGCGTAATACGGTGTTTGCATCGCCAGCGGCTGCCTGCCGGTCCACAATGAAGCGCGAGCGCTTCTCTTCCTGAAGCGGAATGCCAGCAAGTCCGGGGATGTAGGCGGACACGGCCCGTTTCATTGATCGGAGCTCGCGGACAAGGTCATTCTCGGCCGGAATGTGGACCTTGATCCCTTCATTCCTGCCGCTCTTGATCCACATCGTCGCATCGAAAGATGTGGAGTCCTTCTGGCAGGACAACGACATTTCCAGCTGCGGCGAACCGACCTTGTTCCCGTATTCCGCGCCGTGTCCGGCGTTTCGATATTCCTTTGTCGGCATGTAGAGAGCATCCTGCTCGGACAGGGTCTCGCCGCCCTCCTTCTGGGGCCGCACCTGCCGGTGGGTTGCCGATTGCAACATCCAGTGCAAGGCCTGCAGAACCGAACTTTTTCCCGAACCGTTCGCCCCGACGATTACGGTGAAATCGCCAAGATCGAGTCGCGTGTCCTCGATCGCCTTGAAGTTCTTGATCTGGACACTCGTGAATTTCATCACGCCCTCGTTAGGCTATATTGTAGATCGACAGAAGGAATACACAAGATGTAGCCATTTTCAATACCCTTCAAGCCCGCGATCCTGTCGGGGTCGAACCTCTTCGGGTCCCGCGGCGTGCGCGCGCGCACCGTCGTGATCGAAAGCCGGGACGGCACGTTGCAGCTGATTCCGTTCTCCGAACGCGGCTCGGCCTACGAGAGCCAAGTGCCGGAACGCCGCGAGATGCGCGCCTTCGTCGTGCGCCAGTTCAAGAAGCAGGACGTGCTCTGGGCCTCGGAGATCCAGGGCAACCGCGACTACGGCTCGGAAACCGCCACCCAGCAGGTGCAGACCGAGGTGGCGCGCAAGCTCGGCCGGCTCCGGAACGACGCCGAAGCCACCTTCGAGTTCCACCTCTTCAACGGCATCCAGGGCGTGGTGAAGGACCCGAAGGACGGGGCGACGGTGGTCAACTCCTGCACCGCGTTCGGCATTACCCCCGCCGGCGAGGTCGACTTCGACCTCGACAATGCGAGCCCCGCATCGGGCGCGCTGCGCAAGCGCTGCCAGGCGCTGATCGAAAGCGTCGAAGACAGCCTTGGGGGGCTCGCCGCCGGTCAGGTGCAGCTGCGCGCCGAATGCGGATCGGCCTTCTTCGCCGATCTCGTGGCCCATAGGCACGTGCGCGAGACCTGGCTCAACACCGCTGCCGCCATTGATCTGCGGGGCCGCGTGGGCGAAGAGGTCAGCTTCGGCGGCATCACCTTCCGCCGCTACCGGGGCGGCCTCGGCTTCGGCGTGCCGACGGACAAGGCCTATTTCTACCCCGAGGGCGTCGAGGGCCTCTTCGCGATCACCTTCGCCCCGGCCGACACCTTCGACACGGTGAACACGCTGGGCCTGCCGCTCTATGCGCGCATGATCCCGGATCGCGACCGCGACGAATGGGTGCGCCTCGAGATCGAGAGCAACCCGCTGCCGATCTGCACCCGGCCGCAGGTGCTGCGCAGCGCGCGGCGCACGTGATGACGGCCTACCGCGCGCGCGGGCGGTCCCAGAGCATGCCGGCAAGGCGCGGGTCCGGGGCGAAGCTGTCCTTCCGGAACTCGAGCCCGAGGCGCGGATGCTCGCGCAGCGCCTGCGCGCCGGTGGGGCCGATCCGGATGCGCCAGGTCTGCCGTTCGACCGGCTGCGGGGCGGCAAAAGGACGGCAGGTCAGCACGGCAAGGTTCGCGCCCCGGGCAGGATCGCGGACCGAGGCGTAGCGGATGATCCCGGCACCGATCGCGCGGGCCTCCTCGGCCAGATCCTGGCAGGCCGCGTAGTCGGTGGGGTGGGACCACGCGGCATGATCGGCGGCCAGGGCCCCAAACGTCAGGTCGACCGCCACGGGCGTTGCGACCTCGGCCGAGAAGGCGGTGTATTCGGCCGCATCGTCAGGAAAGGGCGTTTCCGGGCTCGCGGCGTAGAAGAGGAAGCGGTAGAAGACCATTTCGGCCGCCGCTGTCTCGGGCGCCTCGGCCCCGTACCAGACGCCGGGCGTCAATCCCGCCCGGCGAAACCGCGATCCCGCCGGATAGGGGCGATAGCGGAAAGGCGTGGCCAGCAGGTAATCGAGCGCCCGGCAGTCCTCGGGCAGGGGCGGCTTCGTGGCCTCGAGGATCTCCTCGAGCGCCGCCTGTTCGGCGAGACTGTCGACAAGCTTCAGGGTCGAGACCCGGTGCTGGGCCTCGACGAACCGCCAGGCCGGGCCCGCGTAGGGCCGCGCCTCAGAGCGGAGCGCGTCTTGCGTCCAGATAGGTCGTGACATCGACCAGCCCCTGCACCTGCGTCATCCTCTCGACCGGTCGCGCCGCGAGCGCCGTGTTGGGCGCAGCCAGCCACCGCCGCGCAACCGCCTCGTCGCCTCCGGTGATCGCGTCGAGCGAGCGGAAGACCCGCACCAGAAGGGCCGCAAGCTCGAAGGGCTTCGAGCCCGGCTCGAGCAGGCTCTCGCCTCGTTTCCAGCGCGAGACGGTTGCCTCGGAGACGCCGACAATCTCGGCCAGTTGCCGGCCCGACAGGCCAAGCCGGTCTGCCGCCCGCAGCGCAGCCTTGGTCAGCACGGCACCCGCTTCGGGGTTTCGGGCGATCTGATGGGAAAGGGTCATGGCTTTCTCCTGTCTGCTGCAAACATATTATGACTTTCTTTCTTTGGAAAGATCAAACATGCCGGACGCCCTCTCTGCCGCCCTCGAAGCGCTCTTCGCCGATCCGAACATCGGGCGGGATGCGGTCACCATCGCCCACGGCGGCGCGCCGGTCCTTGTGCGCATCGTCGCCCGGCGCGCCGATGCCATCACCGACTTCCGCGACGCCCGGCTCTGGTCCGAGACCACCCGGATCGACCTGCGCGTCACCGAGGTGGCGAACCCGCGCCCAGGCGACCGGGTCGCGATCGAGGGCGACACCTTCCTCATCCAGGGCGAGCCGGTCCGTGACCGCGAGCGGCTGGTCTGGACCGTCGATCTGCGCCCGGCGGATAGGGATGAAGCTCAAGCTCGACATCAATCCCGACATCGTCGTGATGATGGCGGCTGAGATCGCGGCGGGCGAGCGCACAGTCACCGCTGCGGTTTCCAGCGCTGGCGCGCAGCTGAAGACCGCCTGGCGCGGCCAGATCACCGGCGCGGGGCTCGGCACCCGGCTCGGCCACTCGATCCGGCTCACCACCTATCCCAAGGGCGGCGTTCGGCGGATCGACGCGGCCCCACTGGGGCCACGGTCCCGCCTCACTGTCACGTCCGAAAAACCGGCCGAGGCTTCGTTCCCGCGCCGATCATCCTGAAGGTGCCTCAAATCAAGCTGCGAAAGCGGCTGGGTCTGACGCGGGATGCGGAAAGAGCGGAGGGCAGTTTGCCGGGGCTCATATGAGCCAAATGGCCGCCGAAGGATCAGTCACGAGGATCAAAGAGGTACAATCTTTCTCGCGAGGCCCCGGAAGAAGTCACAATAAGCGTTGAAATGCGTCTTGTTCTGTTGGATTGCTTGTTGCCCAAAGTGCCGCTGCACGGGCGCTAGTAGAAGAGCGGCTGCTCCATAACCCTGCTTCAGCTGTCCATTTGCAGGCTCGAGAAAGTAAAGGGCGGTCTGCTTAAAATCTGCCTTACACTTCGTCGAATCGTGGGCAACCCGATTGCGGATTGAATTGGCATGCCTTATCAGATCCGAGGCATTCTGAAGATGTGAATATGTGTGCGCCGAGAAATAGAAATCTGCCACGCGGCGAACCCATCTTGGATCCGAAACCTTCAAATATGAGTTGGCGGGGTTGTAGTTTGGGTCTAAGGAAAGAAGCTCATAGGCGTGCTGAATAGTATTAGCTTTTCCTGCTTTGAGAGTTGGAGTATAGCCGCCATTTGTACGCGCACCAGCAAGAAATCGGACCAATGAACGTTCGATGAACTCTTCCCAGCTTGCAACGACGCCCATAAAGGCCAGCTCGACGACTTGACCGACATACTTTGGATGTAATCCAGGATTGTTCGATGGCCTCACCTTTGTTGGCAATGCCTGAACCGCTGAAACCAGTGAAGTTGCTGCATCAATCTTAGCGATGAATGCATCGTACACATGGGTAACCTTAGCCGGCCGTCCTGCCATCGCCCGTAACTCCCTCAGTATCTGTCCAATGAATACTGGAACTGAGGTGGTCGTCCACGAAAATCATTCCATCAGAACCAAGAGGGAGACATGCCCACCTCCCGCGAAACCATCCTTTCCGCCCTGCACGCGCGGCTTGCGACGCTGCCCGCTGCCGCCCTGCGCGGCGAGGTGCTGCCCGAGCGCGTGCCGTCGGGCGGGCTGCTGATTCTGCGCGACGGCGAGCCTGGTGAGCCAGAGGTGACGTTGTCGCCGTTGCGCTACCACTACCAGCATCGCGCCGAGATCGAGGCGTTTGTCCAAGGCACGAGGCGCGACGCCGCCTTCGACACGCTCTGCGCCGGCATCGGCGTGGCGCTTGCCGCCGACCGCACGCTGGGCGGTCTTTGCGACTGGGTCGAGGCGGAAGCGCCGCGCCCGGTCGATCTGCCGGTCGAGGGCGCGGCGGCCCTGAAGGCGGCGTTCGTCGGGACGACAGTCCACCGGACTGTCGTCTGATCCTCCTTGTCTCATGGTTTTCCCGGGCTCCCGGAGTAAAGGGAGCCGCTCTCCGCCCGGATCCGGGCGGAGAGCGGCGGCGGTCGGATCGCATCCTCCTGGGTCGTTCGGGACCGTGCGTGCGTAGGATCGACCGCCGTCTTCCCCGAGGGCCTGAACGGATGCGCGTGTTTGCGCCACGCA